CACCACAGGAACTCTGGGTTCTGCTGTGTACTCCTTGACCAACTGCTTACGCTTCTCCTCCGCCTTGACCATCTGGACACCGGCGGATTCTTTAGTCGTAGAGGCGGGAGCAGAAACCTCGTCTGCTCCGGCCTTTTTAGTTTTTTCAGCCATTTGTTAAGCCTCCTTATACAGGCAGCACCTGTGTAGGAACGCAGATGTAATCCACGACTGCTTCCAGTCTGGTGGAGCCGAATCCGACAGAGTTGATTTTGAAACCGATGGACTGTCTCTGGTCGATAGGGTCAAGCACACCGGAAGATCCCTTAGGCTTGACATACATTTTCGCAGAGTCTTCGCCCGAGATACCGGTTCTGGTCAGAGCGTCCTTACCAAGCACAAGGATATGCTGGGCTTTGAACTCATACCAGTCGTTACCCTGACCCTTGTTGTCAGTGTTCCATCTGTCGATGTCCCACACGATCTGTTCGGGTATGTACGAAGCGTCTGCCCCAGTTCTACTGTCCTTAACATAACCGTCAACAACAGTTACATAAGGATTGGAGTTAGCATCGACGGCATCCTCTGCGATTGCACTATATTCATAACCGGTTGCGGTCATACGATACATTCTGCGATAAGTCTTGCCGTCCTTGACATACTCGGACGAAGTAGGAACCATCTGGCTCTCATAGAACTCCATCTCGAACATGGAAGGAAGCATAGTGTTGTCGTACATTCCCTTGGTCGTCTGGTTATACTGCATGTACTTCTCAACAGTAGGATCCTCGATCATGTCGAAGTAGAACTCGGGGGAACCAATGACATGGAACTTGCCGTTGTTCCTGGGCTTAACGAGCTGCTTTTTCATAGACAGCACAATAAGTCTCAGGTCAGTCATACTAGGCTTGCTGTCTGTGGTAAGTGCTTCAAAGTTTGCAGCCTGACCAGCGTAAAACGGATTGGCGATTGACAACAGTGCTTCACGGGCCAGAAGATCCAGGGTCTCCATTGCGACCAAGGAATACTCCTTGGTATAATGAGCGATAACCGGATCGACTGCTTTGAAGTCAACCTTGTCGGAGAACTCCATGTAACGACCGTACTGAGCGGCATCGATCTCGTACTTCTCTACCGAGCCCTTGTCGGACTTAGGAGGTACGCCCTCTGCCAGCGGTACGGTATGAGCCTGGAGCGGAGCCCATCTGCGTACCATCAGCTTGTCTGCTCTTTCCTGAATGGGTGCAGCATCCGCCACTCTGAAGTATACATACTTATCCGCGTCATAACGAATGGTATCCAGGAGCTGCTTGCTATAAAATACTTCCGGTGCAATCACGCCAGGCCCGGCCTGATTGACCATACCTACAATGGTATTGATATCGGTTGTAGGGTTTAATGCGTTTAAAGTAACAGGCATTCTGTCCACTCTCCTTTTTATCGTGTGCTAAATTTTATTACTTGCTGTTCATCCATATATCCAAATCGCGCACAGTGGTAATCTTCGCCGGATCGCCACCGGGTTTACCATCCTTTGTGGACGGCTGTGTACTGTGGTTCGCAGCCTTGGCTGCACGGTCAGCTTCCTCTTGACGGGCTTTCTCACGCTCTGCTTCCAGAATTTCTTCCCAATGGAGATCGCGGTATTCCTTGACCAGATCCATGGGAGTCGTGAACGGGTTACGGCCCTGTTCAAGTAATTCATCAGCAAAGGCATTGAGTTGCGCTTGTGTCAAATTATAAGTGTCCATGACCTTCTGGAATCCGAGATAAGCTTGAGTACGCAGTTGGTTCTGTTCGTACTGAGTAAGCTTTTCTTCAGTCTCCTTCTGTCGTCTCAGAATATCTTCAGGAATTCCGGCTGCCTTGGCCTGAGCTTGAAGAACTTTCTCCTGCACAGCTTGCAGCATTTTGTCGGGATCTGAGATATCCTGGATTCCGAGGATCTTCGCCACATCCCCCAGCAACGTAGACAACTTTTTGTTTTCAATACGCATCCGTGCGAATTCAGCAGCCGCCTTGTTATTAGGGGGCGGATCTTTCGGAGGATCCTTAGGTGGCTCTTTGTTGGGATCTTTGTTGGGATCTTTGTCGGAGTCCTCAGGTGGATCTTGAGGCGGATCTTGTGGATCTTTCGGAGGATCCTGTGGAGGATCTTTTTCACCGCTCCCTCTTGGAGGGTCAGCCGGTGGTTTCGAGTTTGGAGCCGTAATTCCAAACGCGGCCCAGATATCTTCTGGGGTAGGTGGGCCTTCTCCCTCAGATAAAACTGCGGTAGAGAAAATCTCACCATAAAGATATGTCCCGGGGTCTCTGTTTAACATCTACCTTTTGTCTCCTTTCATCTCCCCACAGGCGAATGGGGATGGAGGTTCGCAAGTAACATACACACAATTAAAAGGCTGTGGAACCCTTCCTTGCTATACAAGTTCAGTTTACCACAGCCTCTGTAATGTGTCAACTTTTTACATCATACAATTTTCAAGTCGCCTGTAGGAGGTAGAACATTTTCTTCTACCACTGGAGGAACCGGAGGTTCTTCCGGGAGTTCTCCTCTCCGACGCTGTTCCAGACTATTGGCAGTTGCCAGGATTGCAGCATCAGGATCCATGCCCTGCTTCACAAGATTAGCATACTGGAACAGTGTCTGCGAAACTTCTTCGACGGTGTTCTGCATTCTTTCGATACCCATGCGCTCCAACATGTACTCCCTGTTGGGGAGATCCTGGAACATCAGCCATTCTTCCTGAGTCAGGAGCTGTGGCCCATTACCGGGGCCATACTGCATCTGCTTCTCCATCATCATGTTCGCCATCTGAGCAATGCGGGCTTTATTCTTAGGAAGCTCAGAGCTGATGTTAATCGTGTAGTTAAACAATGTCTTGGAATCAATATCCTGAAACTTAACTTCTTGAGTTCTCCACTTGTTCGTCTTCATATCCTTGTAGAAATACTTACGATTCGGAGAAAACTCAAGGAAGTTCGCCAGAATCAATTTTGTCAAGCGAAGTGTATAAGCTTCATAGGTCATGATCTTGGGCATATCGATGACGGTTACTCTGTTCAGCATATCTTCGATGCCGCCCGTTGTGATAATAGAACCGGTGTCCCTGCCAGTGTAACGCTGATCAATGCCTGAGACTAACTGAATCCCCTGTTGTAGTCCGAGCTTTAATGACGGCAGATTCGCAGAGGGTGTAGGGAACTGGTGGTAATGCACCGCTTTATCGGCAGGCCCCTGCACAATGAAGGTGTGGTCTGCTTCATTACCGTACTTATTAAAGGACGCAATGTTCAACCCGGACTGAGAACTGATGAACTTGGGCGGACGCTGATTCTTGTACTCTGCGGTGAGCTCAATAGAGTCCATCAGATTGTAGGCCACGTTATTGGCGAATGCCTTGAGACATTCTGAAGAACCGATGACGGCCCCCGCCGGCAGGTTGCAGTAAAGTTCTGCGAAGGGGTACTCATTGGGAAGAATCTTCCCCCGCTCCCACAGCATTTCCTCGTTGTTGATTACATGGTATTCCTTGATTATGCCGTCTTCATTCACCCAGTATATGTAGAGCGTGAAGTAATCTTTGGCGGATGCCGCCGGCTTCTCATGACTGTGCGCCGGAATGTTATCCGGGGTAGTCCCCTTCTTTTTCTCGTAGAATTTCTTGAAAGCTTCCCTGTACTTCGGGTTTTCAAGAAACACAGACTTATGGTAATTGTCATAATAGACACACCATCCCGCAGTCTCAAGACTCGGAGCGAAAGGATCCCGCATGAACTTCAGAGGATCAATATTCTTGAGGGTGATATTCCCTCGATAAAAGGAATCCCCAGACCCTCCTGAAAGAGTATCGTCCCATCCAACCTGAGTGATCCCCAGATTAGTGAGGGCTGCACGCTCACCGGCAAGGAACTGGTAGTAGCCTACCCGGGACAGATTCCAAATCTGTTCGAGAGCAATGTTGAGATGCTCAACAATCTCCTTGTCTTTCTCGGATGTTGGTTGAATCTGCGCGGACTTGCCAACCGTGTAGATGGAGGCCACCAAGTTGTTCTTGATGTAACTGATAAAGTTGGTGTCGGGCAGAATCTGATAGGGTGGGAACTTAGCAGCTAACGCTTTCCACAGCTCCCCTCGATCAGTAGCATCCAACAGCCGGAGCTTCCGGTGTTCAGGAGCATAGTAAGAGTACGCCAAATCATACTTCTCCTTGAGTTCCGGTATGGTCATCCGGATCACCTCCCAGCATAATATCCTGAATAACCTTGGCAACCTCGGTCATCATCTTCTTGTTGTCATACTCCTCTTTCTGTTCTTCAGGAGACAGTTGCGGAGCGGGAGGCTGCTCGATCTTATGAGTAACTTTGATGTTAATGTCCAACGGACGCTTGAACACCATCATCACCGCAATGATCAATAACAGAAAAGCGATTACATATTCCATATTACCCTCCAAATGTGTAGTCCACCATATCAAATGGTGTCTCATAATCATCACGCGGCTCATCGCTGAGCGCGTTGGGCAGCCAATCATCTACTTCCGTCCGGGGTTTGGTCACATCTTCCCCGCGTCGGTTCAAAATACCATAGGACATCTTCCGGGGATCCGCCGGGAGTTCCATACAGATCCACTCTAAGGCGTTGATGCTGTGATTGTTCTTGTCTTCAGGTTTGTCAGACCAACCGGTATCATCCAGAGTCCTGGGCTTGAATTTATAATCCTTGAGTTCCTTGATAAGCCCCGTGCAAGATTCAAAAATCTTGATCCGGCCCGTTTCAAAGTAGGTGTTGAGCCTGTAAATTCTGGCATCCAGTCCGACATGTCCCGCCTTGAAGAAAATTCCGTACTCAGCGTAGTGGTCTCCGAGAGTTTTCTTGTCGTAATCCCGCTTGGTCGCGGACTTCGGATCGATTAAAGGCTGAGATATCCAGGCTCCGATGGGGATATCCGCGCAATGTTCATGGAATAAGGCTGCAAGTTCCTCAACATTTCGGTTATTAGTGCGAACATCTTTGTATATGTAGAGAATTCCCTCATGTTCGTCCACCGCTCCGAAGACAAAGGTGGCTGTATCAGATAATCCGTAGTCATGTGCCACCAATCTGCGCCATCCAGGGTTAATTTTGAAGTCCGGGATAACTGCTTTCATGGCTGATGGGTACACTAGACCCTCTGCATAGCTGAACGAGGAGAGAATAAACCGGTTCACCCACCACGCAGGCTTGTTTTTGATGAGTTCCTGTATGAATCCTTCGGGTAAAAAGGCGTTTACATCAGTAGAAGCTACATGAGAGGAGATTGCCGGGTCGATTTCAGAGGGCATTTGAACGTAATTGTCCAGAACCTTACCGTGCTTGACGATCTTTTCGGAAGCCATGAGGATTTCTGAGCGCACCCAGCCGGCATCCGGGTTGGATTCTATGATTCCTTTACGCCAATCAAACTCCATAACGGGTACCGGCACCTTATTTTTGGTGAGCTTATAGACGATTTCCCCGTTTGCATCTCGTTTGGGTACCCCTGCCGCCGTATTTCTCAGACGAGTCTTGAGCTGAGTCATGGTTTCGGCCTTGGTTTCAGATGCTTCAACGATTACGAACATGGAAAGATTGTAGGAACGGAGCTTGTCAGGATCATCAAACGGCCTGAACATGATGCGGTGCCCGTTAACAATGTCAATATAAGCTTTCTGAGTGGAGTAATCTGCCACGAAATCCGCCGGCAGATCCGCCTCCAAATCTCTTTTGATAGTCTGCTCGTACTGTGAGGCGACGTTAGCCCCGATCAAGGTGTTCCCCTTAGGGGTAATGAAGATATGCTTCAGAACTTCTTCTCTGGAGGTGGTGGTTTTCCCAGTGCCGTACCCACCGAAGTTCCCGATGTATCTGTGGGAATCCCGGTGGACAGCTTCCTGATGCTCTTGCGGTATATAAGTGTTTATGTAAGTATTACACCGGGAGCATTCCAACCAGAATTCACTGACCGCTCCTGAGAACGCCCGGGTGGGCCGGGTGGATGCTCCACATCGGGGGCAATGGGAAAAGTCACGCACGCTTATTTCACCTCAACTTTTCCGGGGAACGTAACGACGTTATTGACTTCCG